AGATTATTATGCGATGTTTAAGCGTCAAATAAGTCAGGTGCAGCCAGATGGAAGTAAGAAAGTAGTTGAAAAAAGTTGGTTTAAACGTGGAACAATGTTAATGATAACTGGATATAGACGAGATGACCAGTTTGTTGGAAAGACATATCAATCAACTCAGTCACATCAGTTATATAAGATAACTTCTGTGGTTGGAGATAGTATCACACTTCAACACGAGAGAGTTACAACCAATGGAACTTATGAAGAAGATTATGAAGAATAAGCGGGAATCGGGTCTGAGATCTCAGACCCAGGTCTCCGCATTGGAGGATAATAAAAATGGCCGATGTAAGATATAGTACTTATAGAGATGGTGAATATATAATGGTTCCTCCTATTGATGAATTATGTTTAGCATTAAAAGAAAAATTTATTGGGCAAGAAGAAAAGATAGAATATTTACAAAAAGAAATTAAAAAACTTGAAAGTGAACATTGGAAAGATAATGAACTTCAATCAATGAAAAAACAATACATTGAAATGAATGAAAATTATCAACGTGGTTTTCCTATATCAAAAGAAGAAATGGAAAAAATTTATGAATGGCAAGCTAAACATGAGGCGGAAAAACATCCTCGTCCTAAGATGGCACCTCCGCGTGGTGGAGCAATAGGTGGAAGTTATACATATCATTTTACTCCTACAAGCATAGGAGTATTTGGTTCAATACAATGTAGTTGCGGTGAAAAATTTACATTTCAGGAGGAAGCGTAATGACAACAGATAAAGTAGATATGTCAGATAAGGTAGAAAAAGTAGAGCGTGTAGACCACCCCGCCCATTATTCAAGTGGTGGTATGGAAGTTATTGATATCATAGAAGCATTTAACCTTTCCTTTTGTTCTGGTAATGCAATAAAATATATTCTTCGTGCTGGAGCTAAGCTCGATTATGAGGGTCAGAATCCGAAAGAAAAGATGATAGAAGATTATAAGAAAGCAGCTTGGTATATCAATCGCCGCATTATGGAGATTGAAAAGGACATATGTGATTAATCTTCTTCAGATAAATTTAATATATATTTACAATAATCCTTAAAATATTAATAACTAGGAGGTATGTAAAAAGTGTATTATATTATAAAAAGGGATGGAAGAAAAGTACCTTTCGATCCGGAAAAAATTAAAGACGCTGTATTAAAAGCTTTCAAAGCAGTAGATGGTGAAATAACTGAGTATGCAACTGAAAAAGCAGATAATATTGCTCAGTATATTGAAGGATATATGGAAGGTATCCCCAATGAATTAACCATTGACGATATTCAGACTCTTGTTGAACACGGACTTATGGCTACCAAGAGAAAAGATGTAGCTACATCTTATGTAGAATATCGCCATGACCGTGATAAAGAGCGTAAATGGAATAATCATATGATGTCAGTTATTAAAGAAAAACTTTGGGCTAGTAATGTGCAAAACCAGAATGCGAATGTTGATGAACATAGCTTTGGTGGCCGAAAAGGCGAAGCTGATGCAGTACTTATGAAAGAATTTGCTCTTGATAACTGTATGTCAGAGAAATCAAAAGCTAGGCATATGAATAACGAAATCTACATTCACGATCTTGATAGCTACGCTATTGGTATGCATAATTGCCTTAGCGTTCCATTTGATGATTTACTTGCAAAAGGTTTTAATACGCGGCAGACAGATGTGCGCCCCGCAAATAGTATTAATACTGCTTTCCAATTAGTAGCTGTAATCTTTCAGCTCCAGTCTTTACAGCAGTTTGGCGGAGTATCTGCGACGCACTTAGACTGGACTATGGTTCCATATGTAAGAAAAAGTTTTACTAAGCATTTAAGTGATGGATTAAAATATATTGAAAATAAAAGCGAATATAAAATTGATCGTTTTCATAAATGGTTAAAAAATGATACTGAGAATCATCCAGATGGTACTATTCATTTTGATGATGAAGAATTTAAAAAGTTACACCCTGGTGCCTGGGAATATGCTATGGATATGACATTAAAAGAAACACAGCAGGCGATCGAGGGCATGTACCACAATCTCAACACCTTGCAATCACGAAGCGGGAATCAACTCCCGTTTACCTCGATCAATTATGGAACATGCACACTCCCCGAGGGCCGTATAGTAATTAAAGCACTCCTTGAAGGGAGTTTAAAAGGAGTAGGCAAATTTCATAAGACACCCATCTTTCCTTGTGGTATTTTTCAAATGATGAAAGGAGTAAATCGCGAACCTGGAGATCCGAATTATGACCTTTATCAGTTGGCACTTGAGTCTACTGCAAAGAGACTTTATCCTAATTATGCGAATTGTGACTGGTCTGGGAATGCCGGATATGACCCTAATGATCCTAGAACTTACTTTTCGACCATGGGATGTAGAACTGCGAACGGATGGGATATAAACGGGTTCGGTCAGCTCAAAGATGGGCGCGGAAATATATGTCCTGTAACCATAATTCTTCCAACAATAGCTATGGAAGCTGCGAAGTATTATGATGATAAACCTTGTGGAGATTTAGAAGAAGATACTATTGATTTCTTCTTCCAACTTCTTGATGAAGCAATACATGATGCAAAAGATATGCTCATTGAGCGTTTTGAATATATATGTAGTCAAGACCCTTCTTCCGCCAAGTTTATGTATGAAAACAATACTATGGCGGGATATATACCAGAAGAGGGTATTAGGTCAGCTCTTAAGCATGGTACTTTAGCGCTGGGTCAATTAGGCTTAGCTGAATGCTTACAGATACTAGTACATTGCGATCATACTGAACCCCGCGGTATGGAATTAGCAAAGAGAATAGAGCAATTATTTAAAGACCGCTGTGCGGAATTTAAACAAGAATACAAATTGAATTTTGGAGTTTATTATACGCCTAAATTTTTGTGGGCGGCTTAAAGGTAACTTTAAGTACAAATCCCTTACTAAACGGGCTGAATGTAATAAATTGGTAAGAAAGGCTAAACCGAAAGGCAAGCTAACCCCGTAGGATAAAACTTTTTTATTGAATATTGGACAAAAATGACACTTGTGTATAGTAGAAATTTCAAATAATAATAAGAAATAAAAGGAGGTTTCTATTATGGCAAGAAGAAAACTTACAGAAAAACTTATTGATCGTTCTGATATTACAGAACAACTTACATTAATTAAGGATAGTGAAACAGATTATATTACTCCTTCTGGAGAAATATATAAAGATTATGGAGATAATAAATTTTTTCATAAAGCTCAATTCACTAATCACGGATATTAGTATTGTAATATAACATATCCTACTGGACAAAAACAAAAAAGAGTTCATATTTTAGTTGCAGAAGCTTATGTCCCTAATCTAGATCCAGAACACTTAAAAGTAGTGATGCATAAAGATAGTAATAAAGAAAATAAGCATTATACTAATTTAAAATAGGGAACTATTTCTGAAAATACAAAACAAGCTTATGAAGAAGGAATGGCTTATAATGATAAAAGTTAGGATGATAGCCAATCAATTCACGTTTGTAGTTTTGATTTAAATGGAATTTTACTTCAAAAATATGGCTCTGTAGGAGAATGTAGTAAAGCATTAAATATTACAAAAACAACTATTCTTAATCAATGTAATCATAAAGTTAAAACTAAACCTAGATGTGGTTATTGGTTTAGATATTTATCTGAATATGAAGAAAAAGGTTTTGTTCTCTAACGACTATCGAAATCATAATTTAAGAGAAAAACTTAAATGAATAAGAAAGTAGAGTAGCTATTTATAGCGAAATGTAAGGCTCTTAATAATTGGTTAAAGATTATTAAGATGAAGATATAGTCTAGTCCCCTTATAAATATCGGGAAACCGAGGGTATAAAAGGCAGAAAATTTGTGTTACACAGCGATGAAGAAATTTAAACAAAAGTATGGTGAAATTCCTAATGTAAGTGATAGAGAATACTTTACTAATTCAATGCATGTTCCCGTATGGAAGGAAATGTCACCAATAGAAAAGATAGATATAGAAAGTCAATTAACTGGATATAGTTCTGCCGGATGCATTACATATGTGGAACTTGAAGGTGCGGTAATTCAAAATATTAAAGCACTTGAGACTCTTGTTAATTATGCTATGGATAAAGATATTCCTTACTTCGCGCTTAATGTACCTAATGATATGTGTGCGGAATGTGGTTATACAGGATTAATTAATGACTCTTGTCCCGCGTGCGGAGGTACTAATATACAGCGTCTCAGACGTGTGACCGGTTATCTCACAGGCGATTACCGCTCTGCCTTTAATAAAGGAAAACAAGCCGAAGTTGAAGATAGATATAAACATAGTAAAAAAATGCGCGGAGGGTATCTCTGATACCCTCCGCTTGACATAAAATAAAAAATATGTTATAATATATATAGAAATGGAAAAATAAGGAGTGAGGAAATGGACGAAAAACCTACCATAGATTTAGGAGTTACGCTTTATGATTTGAATAAGCAAGCTATGAGTAAAGAACAGCCTCTTGATGTAATTGCTTTTAATAATATTATAGCAAAGGTTGCTGATAAAGTAAAAGATAAGGAATATTGGATGCTTTTATGTAATGAAAGAAAAGATTATACTGTTTTTAAAATAGAGCATTCCAATAATAAAAGAACAATAACTGAAGAACTTTCTGTTACTATCAACAATAGAGGACAAGTATTAAGTATAGATGAACAGGAAGATGGAAACTTTGAAATATGGATTAAGGATTACAACACTAAAGAAGCATTTGTTTATTACCTCTTTGACTATACTTTTGGTATTGTAAAAGTATAAGGAAGGTGATAATTATGGATCATGTAGTAATATGTGTGCATCCTTTCATAATGCGTCAGGAAATAGATGTATATAAAAATGGAGAGTGCGTAGAGCATAAAGAATGTCCTATTGCAGAAATTGCGGATACTTGCTATGCTTTATGCAAGAAACATAATGTGCATCAAATTGATTACGTTGGAAATAAACAATTTGGTCAAAAGATAGAAGAAAAAGTTAATCTTACAAAGTATGATAATTTTGCAATAAATTTTAATTACTATTAAAATAAAGGAGATAAAAGGAATGAAATTTTTAATAAGAACCGTAGAAACCTATCGTGTAGCGAATGAGGATGAAGCTAAACAGGTTATTGAAGCAGCTAAGGCAGACCGTCATTTTACTTTATCAAAGTATGCTTCAGAATACAAGTGTAAGAAGTCTAAAGGTGAAGTAGTTGAAGACTGGTATCGTGTTACTCTGACTAAAGATTTCACAGACGAGAAAGAACCAGATTGCACTGCATCTGTAAGCTACAGTGTAGATATGGGAGCATTTCCTGATCCCATAACAAAAGATGAAGATGAAGATAATGAGGAGGTCTTTTAATGAAGTTTATGCCAGAAATTGATGTAAAAATTTTAAATAATCTTGCAAAGCTACCTACCTATGGAAGTAAAGATGCGGCGGGTGCTGACCTTTACGCAGCAACAGATTATGATATAACGATAGCTCCTCATCAGACTGTAAAGATAGATACTGGGCTTGCGATGGCTATTCCAGAAGGATATTTTGGAGCCATATTTGCTCGTAGCGGAATAGCTACCAAACAGGGTCTCAGACCTGC